GGTACCGGTAATAGAGTCATCACGCAGTAAGTCGACAGTAAACTGCAGGCTGGCGTAGTCATCTGAAATCAGCGGCAAGCCCTGAGTTGGATTGACCTTGGCGCGGTGGCCAGTGAGCAAAACCGCCTTACCCGAACGAGCTTCGTTCAAACCGTCAAAGTACATTTCGTACTCTTCGCCAATTTCGAGCAATGTTTCCACAACCCGACTATTGACCGCGGTATAAGAAACCTCAATACCGGATGCAGCTGTAATGCTACCTCCAGAAATAATAACGATACCGCCATTACGCACCTCATAGTCAGTACCATCAACATAAGTAGGCGTGCCGCTAGGGCCGGTCACTGTTATCGTGTCGTCTTTATCAGGCACTTTGTCGAAGCGTGCAAACGAACCCTGAGCTCCAACAGTGTGCTCTTCTGCAGTAACAGCACCGCCAGTGATAGAAGTTACCGAGCCAGCAGTAACCCGAGCAATATTCTCGGGGTTAAGGTTCAGCAAAGTAATGGACGCAGACACAGAATCAATCGTTTCAATAGTGTCAGCAGTAGCGCCACCAGCCAGCTCATAATCTTTCATTTCCTGCTTACTGGTTGTTAATGCCAGAGCAATTTCAGAACAGTTGCCAACAGGGATTAAGCCATCAGTGCCAGATTTTTTGCGAAGGTACATTGTACCTTTGCCCTTAAAATATTCGTTAGACATGGGTCACCTCTAAAATAGAGCTCGCGGTAAGAGCGTTAAATCACTTTGTGCTTTTTAAGAATGGCTTCTTGATCAGCAGTGCAGGAAATGGTTGCGCCCTTTGCGTAAAACTCGCGCGCAAACGTAGTGCCAGCCTCAGCAGTTACCACAGCAGATTTCTTTTGAGCTGCAGGCTTATTGGCGGATTCGGGTTCTTTGTTTTGATCGGACATAATCTATTCCTTGCAGAGGATGAATTCTTCAGCGATAACCAAATAGGTTTTGTCGCCAGTTTTAATTTCTGTCCCGTGGGTCTTGCCGAAATACACAATATCGCCAACCAGCAACTCACAGCACTTGAAAGATCCATCAGGCATATAGAAGCTGGAATTTGCAGCAACCACGCGACCCTGATAAGGTTTTTCGAGCGCGCTACCAGGGATAATAATGCCGCCTTTGCTAACGGCTTCTTGCTCAATAACTTCTAAAACAATATTGTCACGGATCGGTTTAAGCATATTGTTCGATAACCTGAATTCTGATTTTTTGACTGAAAAAAGCGTAATCTTCACCGGCTTCCGGAATGTCAAAAGGACACTCAAGAAACTGTATTTCTGATACCCCTAGTTTCTCTGTAATCGGGTCGAAAACAAGTGATCGTCGAACGTCTTTCAGTAAATTCAGCAGATCAGCCACCACGTCCTCCGAATCCTTAACCAAAACAGCGCAATCAAGATTTATCGTTACCAGGTCTTTTAAATTTGTGTTGTTGGTACGGTCGCCGCCGCTAGGCGTGCTCACATCTGGGCGATAGGCAATAACAGGGAATGTGACGACCTCTCTGTGCCGACCTTGGAATATATGCTGCAGCCAACCCCGCTTTAATGCCGGGGTAAAGTTATAACCATTAGCTACGGTGATTGCCTCCAGCATGGATTTAATCGCATTCATTGCTGTAAGAATGTCGGATGCTTGATTCATATTTCTAAGGCTCTCAAAAATTGTTCTTTGGCTGCACTCATAGCCTTCGGCGCCACCCTCTCCCTCGAATCAGTAAAATGCTGATTTACTGATGGACCATACAACGCCTTAAATCGCTTATTCGTGAAACGGCGGTCATCCCCTTTCTGGTATTTTTTTAACCGCTCCATAATTAATGGCTTGTTATTGGATTTGGCATTCGGGATAACGAAGGCATTTCCTAAAACCCCTCCTCCACTAGATTTTATGAGATTAAGATGAACGCCTTGACGATCTGGCTGAGCTGAGTATTTAAAATTGTTAGCTCTAGTCGCTCTTGCTCGAGCCGCTACAACAGCTTCCTCCCGACCTCTTGTTGCACGTGATATAACTCCAATCTTGTCACGAATATATCGGCGGTTAATCTGAAAATAGGAATTCCACTCTTCGCTCGACAACCGAACCACCTCTTCGGCAGCAGCGTTAATGGCCTCAACTAGCGATGACGCAACCTGAGCTTCGCGCGCCTTGAGTTTTTCCGTAATCGCTTGCAGATTACTGCTATTAAAAACATGGAATATTGCTTGGGAATTATATTTGGCCACTCTCTAATCTCCAAATTCTACTCATAAAACCTTTACAGCTCACTGAGTATGAATTCTCTCTTTGACGGAGTTTCTTTTTTAATCCCGTCGAGTTGGTAACGGATACCGAGCTCAACATCATATAGCTCGTCACCGATCAGCGGGCTTGATTCAGATAATGCAAACGTACCTGTTGTAACAAGCCCAACAAACTGATGCTGCTGGTATAGCTCAACATCGCTCTGAATGACCACATCAACACGAACGACCTCTTCCGTGGCGGAGTTCTTTAAATCACAGGGGCGACCGAGAATGTCATTAATAACACTCTGGCCATCCCCCATAATTTCAAGCAGTAAAGACACTAAACGCCAACACCATTCAAGCGGATATCCGCCAGCGCGGTGCCGGTACCCAGCGCATTCATAAACACACCAATCAGTGTATTGTCTGTCGCCGTAGTAGTGACCTCGCCCTCACTGTCATCCCAATAAGCCTTTGCAAATTGAGTCGGGGTATCAGTAGACTTTTTCGGCAGCTCATACACCCCAGTGACCGCACCTTCACACTCATAGGTAGCAGCGGCAGACAGCGCAGGGATTAACACAAGCGAGTTAACAACAACCGGCACGCCTGAAGTCACGCCTCCAGCAGGCGCAATGAATGTGACCACGTCACCTGTTTGTACAAAATTTTTCATGATTGAACTCCTAAAGCTTTAGCTTTAAATGAATCGGCGCTTATGCGGCGCCGGTTGCCATTGCCATACCACGCCAATCTACCAAGCCAGCGCCGAAGTCTTTACGGACCTTAACTTCAAGGCCGTCGACGTCAGTACCAGTAACCACCTCCGTGTACATCTCTTCTTCACCGGAGAGGTACGCGTATTCAAACGTGTCGATCATATTTGAGAACGCATACCACGCCGCCTGAGAAACTACTGACAAACGAGGCTCGACGATAATTTCCATTCTTTGGCGAGGCGCCTGATCTTCGATCTTGGCGGCCACTATGCGAGGCAGCAACAGATCTTCAGCGTCAGTCTCCAGCTCTTCAGGAACTGCAATAGCGTTGTATAGAACGTTCATGAAGTTTCCGTCCAGCGTCTTCTGCTTACGACCCAATTTTCGTAAGTTAGTTAAAGCCGCTTTACTTAATGCAGAACCGGTGGTCAGCTTATTATTGTGATCAGCATGAAACAGCGCCTTTCCATCTTCCATCACGACGCTGACAGCCTTTCCATTGATGAAGTCGTAGCTCAACAACAATCCCCAAACGATATCGTTCTCCAGACGAGCGCCAGCAGGACCAAACATACGTGGCACACGATCTAAAGCGCTCATGTCATCATTGATCAGCATTTTGCGAGTGAACGCGATTTTACGAGCGTAGGTATCGATTGCATAACGCTCTTTACCTTCTGAGAAAGTACCGGACTTATATTCACCATTTTCACCTAGCGGTTTCAGGCTTGGCGCGTCACCCATGCGGTAAAGATGCTTTTCACGGAAGTCATTCACAGTTGAACGCTGACCAAGATTCATGAACGTACGTGGTGTTTCGTTGTATGCGTCCAGCAAGTTTTTGTTCATGACGTTTTCAAGAATCAACGGGAAGTCAGACGTGCTGTGCATAGCGCGGGCTGCAACCTTCTGACGAGACATGCCTCGAACGCTGGTCCCGCTTGCAATCACCAGCTCACGACCAATATCAAACAACGTCATACCGGAAAATTCGCGAGCTCCTTCCGTATTTTCAGCACCTTTAACGCGAGCACGCACCATGATCGCCTCTTCAGCAGCTCGAACAAGGCTTTCGCCTTCATCGCGACGGCCATCCGCAGTCAGCGTAGGGTCATTAGCAAAAGATTTAACATCACCCGCTTTTCGAGTCTCGCCCAGCTTATCGATCACCAAACCACGAAAGTCGTTGATATCAACGCCGCGACCAAACGCTTCGATGGCGAAGCTATCTTCCAGACCCGCTGCGCGTGAAGCTTGCAACATGGGGTCCAGCAATTTACGAGTATCAGAAGCAACCTGCCCTGCATCAACAGTGCGGGTTGTCTCTGGAGTATCGGCTGTACGCTGTTCCGCAACAGGCCGATCCTGCTGAGAGTCGTCGCGCTTGTCTTCCTTAGGCATGGGAGCCACCTCTTCTATAGTGAGTTTTACTTCGTTGGTTACTGCATTTGCACGCTCGGCTTCGCGTGTGCCGTTCGTGGTTTCAAAGCTGACAGGGACAATGGATAACTCCGTTGGCTCCCAATCAATAGCTTTTCGTTTTTCCAGCTGGCCTTCCTTGGTCGACTTGGTTACTTGGTACTCATGGATTCGATAACCCAGCGATACATGACGTAAAATGCCATCAGCCACATCTTCGAACGCTTCTTGTTTATTTTTGCTAAAGCGGCAAGTTCCGACCAACTCACCATTTTCAATTCGATAAGCCTCGGTCACCCCTAGCACTGACTCGATACCACCATAAGTCCTATGGCTGTCTAAAATACTCAGACCTTTATCAAGCCGCTCCTGGCGAATGGATTTATCGTCAACTGCCAGCTCCTCCATGAATTGAGTATCATTCCACCAGTCATAACGAAGGCCAGCCTCGCCAGTGGTGAATACAACTTCGACGGTCATGTTTTCACGATCTACAGTTTCAGGCCGGAAAAATGCTTTGCCTTTCATTGCAGCCATCTGTTCTTTTCTGACTGGCATATTGCCCCCTATTAATCGGTTTCTGTGCCATCGCCGGCTTTCTCGTCGGCACCTTTAGTATTGTCTAACTGGTTACCCGCTGCGCTGAACTTGCTAGGATCAAAGTCAAAGGGAAGATCCCCCATAAGCGCCTGAGCTTCTTTCCAGCCAGTGATCGCATCTTCAAACTTAATGCCGTTCTTTGCGCTGAACTGCTGCGGAGTCATTGCTGCACTGCGCACTTTACGAATATCAACTTCCAACTCTTCTTTCGGGTTCACCGCTGAACGGTGCGGCACAATCCACTGACGCTTAGTGTTCACACTACCGTTCATAATTGTGTAAAGCTCATCAAACCAATCGTGAACACGGTTCAATGACGGGATCATCATGAACTGCTGCCAACGATCCAAATTCGTATAAAACTCGCCCCTGGCTAATCGCCCTGACGCCCAAGTGACCTTGCTAAAATCACCCGTAATTTGTTCTCTGGTTACACCGACACCTGCCGCGATATCCTGGATAACTTCTGAGTTAAACTCGGTGCTCTGGCTCAGGTTCGGCGGCGTTACTGTTGTGATTTCTGTCGCCTGATCCGTGTACGCGATCATCCCCGCTTCCATTTCGGTATAAGGCAATCCGGACTCATCTCGCAACGAACTATCACCCGAGCTCACCCCCATGTCCTTGGGAGGCTCTTTCACGACGACACCAAAACAGGCTGCAACACGCATTTGGATTAATGCTGTATCGCGCCACTCTTGTCGCATATCAATCAGATCAGCGACTGGGTGAAACCATGACACACCGAGGTGCTGCCCCGGGCGGTCTTTCCGGAAAATATGGATAATGTCTTCCGCCGGAAAATACTTGCTGTCTTCTCGGTACTGGTAACCAACCATTCGGGTCTTTAGCCAGTAGCCGCTTATCACTCCATCATCATCAAACTGAATGCCGCTAACGATTTCGCCTTTGCCCGAGGTTTTTCCAGATTTGGCTTCATCGAGGTATTGCTGCTCTAGCGTTTGCAGCACTAGCGGAAAACGGCGCGCTTTATTAATAATCTTGCGGACAAAAACGCCACCCGATTCGGGTACCGTTCCCGCCCACAAATGTTGCAGGCCGTAAAAATTATGGTGGCCTTCATAATCACACGCTGTAGAACCGGCCCAGTCTTCAAACGTGTTTTTGTACTTGTCGATGCTGCGTTTAGAGCCACCGATGTAATCTGGTTTTATGCCGGTGCCAACAATGTTGCTGGCAATCACAGCTTTAATTCTATGAGCTAGAGCCGTGTTTCTGACTAGGTCTTGTGCGCCACCAGCTAAGCCGCGATGACCGCTGGCCGCTTCGTCTGATGCCCGGCTGTTTTTCCGAGCATAGCCACCCGAGTTTCGGTTCGGCTTGGCTGCGGTATAACTGCGCACAACACTGAGCGCCGCTCGGCTACGTTCCCGCTTGAGTGCTTTTTCAGGGCTAGTGATCTCATACCATCGATCAATGAGATTCATCGAACAGTCCCAAATCGAACACGTCTTGAGCCGCGAGGCTTGTTAACGTTTTCGATATTCAATTCATTTTCCATTTCCGTGATGGCTTGACGCATTGCAGTCATAGATTGAAAAGTGATCGTGGTATCACCCTCGCGCACTTGTAAAACACCGCGGGCATAGGCCTTTTTTAATCCGGCTAGCTGATCGAGTGTGAAACTGCTCATAAGGTGCTTACATCCAAACTTCGGCTAAATATTCAGCGCGGAATTTGCGCCTTCTAGGCTTCCTATAATCCGGTTAAAGAGGTCGAAAACAAGTCACGACTTTTTGAACCACTTAGCAGGGCGCTTCTTTCGATTTTGTGGGCGAGGTGTTTGTGGTGTCGGTTTTTTATCTATCACGACTTCAATTGAGCTATCCGTTGCTTTGCCGTAGCGGAGCTCGCGCTTTTGCCAGTCCTCTTCAGTCATACGATCGATGCCGAGCATCGCAGAGGCTGCGCGCGCATAATTTCGGCAATCTAAATAATGGTTGTGATCACGGATTTTTTCCCAAACGCGAACCAAGAATCCTTTTTTATCGGCGCGCTCTACCAGTATTTCAGCCGTGATCTGCTTGAAATAATCTTCATCCCACTCAGGGAAGTGGCAGTAACCTGTTGGCCACTCACCTCCAGCAGCAAGTGATTCATCTGTAGGGCGATTAAGCATCAGCCATTTATAAAGTTGCTCTTTAAGAACGTTAACGCCAACCGGCCACATCTTAATGCCACCATCTTTGCGGATACCGTTAATGTCGATCTGTACAGGCTTGGGCGTGCCGATCATTGTCGTTAGATTACCCTGCCCTTTGATCGCTCGCAGCCTGGGTGTGCCGATTTGGGCAACCGTGCTATAGACCTCTTGTGTATCGTTTGATGAATCGATCAGCAACAACTCCATGGCAACATCGACACCATTAGCATTGGTATAACGAGAGTCGATAAACTGGCTCAATGCCTCCTTGGTTTTATCTTCGGATATGTGCCCATCGATAACGCCAATATCAATTGACCATGAGCATTTTTTTCGGCCGTAAGCGACGACTTCATAAATCAGATAATCTTTCTGAACATCGATACCGCAAACCAACATAAGACCACCGAGCGGGATGGTCCTGTGCTTATAGGGCTCTCTGCGTTCATACAGTCTCTGCCAATCAGGTGCATCGCCTTTCTCTCGATAGACGTTAGCCATCCGTGTGTTGATAAAGGCCTTCATGGACTGAGGGCTGTCCAATGCACTCACATATTCACGAGCAAGCGTATGCAACGGGGTGAACGGTGACGCAAAGGATGAAACCCAATAGCCGCGATGGTGTGTTATTTCAGGGTGTTTAGGCACCCATTTACCGCTCCGGATTGACTTAACCCTGTCGCCCTCTGACCAGGCAGCGCCACATTTTGTACAGACAATGCAGGCTTTGTCTGGTAGCTTTTTACCGTGCGCATCTTCTGGGATGTGAACGTGCTTCTCCCACAGCAACGGCTCGGCATGACCGCAATGTGGGCAGGGTTGATGATATTCACGCTGATCTGACTTTAGGTATTCTTGATGTATTCGGGATCTGCCCTCGATGGTCGGAGAGCATGCGGTGATTTTCTTAGCACGCTTACCAAACGTAGTGGCACGACCCCATGCCACTTGAATAGGGTCGCCCTCCCCGCCTGATCCACCCTCGCCGGCACCGACGTTAATCGGGTATTTATCACACTCATCAAACAACATGATCCGACAAGCACGCATCGCCAGATCGGTTGGGTTGCGAGCGGATACTATCGATATCTGTCCCCCAGGGAATTGTTTTTGTAAAATTGTGTTTCCATCGCCTCGACGATTTCTGCTGAAGACTTCACTCGTGACGGGGGTAGTCAGGATTGACTTCATAAACCGCTCTTTTGACCAGGCTTCTGCGGTTTCTTTTTTTGGTGCGACGTACATGATCGGCGCCGGCTCCTGGTGGATGTAATAGAGCGCAGCGTTAATCATCAGCTCGGTCTTCATGAGCTGGATACAACTCATGACCGTGACTTCCTGAACTTCAGGATTAGTAATGGATTGCATTGGCTCGCGAGCAGCTTCGACACGGTCTGTTCGCCACTTGCCCGCCTCAGCTGAGTTGTCAGGCAGGTAACGATATGCATCGGCCCATTCGACCAGGTTAAGTTTTGGGGGAGGCTTTAGGTTTGCCCTAACCTGCTGCTCGACGCCGCGGCGAAGTCTGTACCTGGCTCGAAAATGTAGCGGTTCAACCTGCCCCATCATCTTCATCTTCTGAGCTGAAATCGGCCAGTTCTTCCAGCATGCGATAGACCTCTTCCTCGAGGCGGCGCTCGATTACATCCGCTTCTTGGTGCTCCAGTTGGGCGGCGAACTTGGGGAGTGCAATCAGGTTGGCTCGAATGGTTGCCAGAGCAGATCCCAGCTCATCGAGAATGGCCTCAATATCTCCATAACGCTCTTCCATAACTGCTAGTTCAATTTCCTCCTTTTTCATCATGGCCAATTCTTTGCGACGACGGATTTCATCAATACCTAACTTATCAGCACCTTCTCCGCCGCGGGCCTTTTGAATTTCTCTGTCTCTTAGCCACCGGATACATGCTGCAGTGTCATAACGTCCAGCACCACGCGGACCGCCTTTATCAAAAACAGGCATTCCGGACTTTGCGTGGTTGGTGACATATTGCCGACTGATACCGAGGATCCGCGCAAGCTCCTGCCCACTGACAATGCTTCCGCTGCCCGCGTCAGTGTTCCCCCCTTTGTGACTGGTACCAGATCTAGCCATAGATATTGCTCATCGATGCTGCGAATTGGTGGATGGGCGTAACAATGCTGGAAAAGTGGCTGAGTGTATAAAGCGCGCGAGACTACGCCCCCGCAGGGGGTGGGGGTGCTGGATAGAACCTATCCGGGGGGTGTCTGTGGGCGCTGGGTGTGCGCGCAGCGCGAGACAAACGAACAGAATGAAAGACAAAGACCGTATCACTCGGCACGCCTAGGCGCACGCCACAGCCTGTTCAATCGCTTTGCCAATAGATACTGTTCGCTATGAGCACTCGCGGCCAGTGGCCTGCCTCTATTGAGCATTGATATGCGTCGCTGCTCAGCATGCCGCGGTCCTTGGCACTTACGACAATAGTGCTGTATACCTCTTGCTAGCTTGTCAGGACTGACGCGACGAACCAGCCCGCAACCCTTGCACGAATGATCAATCAACGTTCTTGCCATCAGTACGTACTCCACACCTGCCGTTTGTTCTTATCGATATTGCATAGCATTAGCACGCAATCTAAAGCTCTAGTGATCTTGGTCAACGCCCGCGACTTTGAACTTAAGCTCATAACCACAGTGCTTATTACCTCC